AAGCAGTGGTATCAACGCAGAGTACTGGCCGGATTCCGACTGGCTCGGCGCTTTTTTCTTTCTCACGCCCGATTGGGGGCACGCCTTGGCCGACTTCTCAGTGCCAACCCTCGACTTCGGGGGCGTGGCGGCAGACCTCGACTTCTCGCTCTTCGACGTGAGCCGCGGAGGGGCCGACGACGGCATCGAGACCACGCGCTACGACAGGCCGAGGGTCTACGACAACGTGCTCGGGGAGGTCTCCTACGAGCACGCCCGCGACTTCGTGGACGGGCTCGACCTCAGCGAGGGTTACAGGGCATTCGCCTTCGTCTCGGGCAACTTTGTCTTCGGCGACGTGCTCGAGGCGATGGTGGAGCGGCGCAAGGTCGCCCCGCGCCTCATGACGGTGCAGACGCTCTCCATGAGCGAGGAGAACGTCGACTCGCTGCGGAACGTCGTCGACATGATGGGCGGACGCCTTGAGCGCCTGCGCATCGTCCTGTCGGTCTACTTCTGGGGGCACGAGCACAGGCCGGGCCAGCTCGTGCCGTACCTGTACGAGCGGCTCGACGTGCCGGGGCTCGACCTCGACGTGGCCTTCGCGTCCATACATACGAAGATCGTGAGCGTGGAGACGCTGGCTGGCCGCCACCTCGTGATGGACGGCAGCGCGAACCTCAGGAGCTCGAGGAACGTCGAGCAGGTGCGCGTCGAGTGCGACGACGGCCTCTACGAGTACGTGGAGCGCTTCGCGGACCGCGTCTTCGCGGCGTACTCGACAATCAATCGCGACCAACCGTATCCAAGGCCCGTGCGGGGCAACCGCCTGTGGGGAGCGATAGCGGACTAGCTGGGAGGTGCCGGATGGCGTCAGGAAGCGGGCACGGTGGCGGAGGCGGCCGCAGGGGTCGCACCAAGGCCAAGGCACGCGCCGAGAAGCGCAAGAAGACGAAGAAGAAGAAGGACACGGGGACGCTCTATGACGACATCCCGTTCTAGGGCCTCGTGGTCCGACGAGGACGTAGAGAACGTCAGGGGGCTCCTCACGTCCGGGAGCGGGGCCGACGAGGTGTGTGCCGTGACCGGCTGCGAGCCCTCCGACCTCGACAGGCTGTGCCGCAAGGCCTTCGGCGGTGACTTCGAGGCCACCGCCAAACGCTTCCAGACGGTCGGCCACGCGATGTTCAACAAGGCGCTCTTCGAGGCCGCGTGTGGCGGAAACTCAAAGGCGATGGACATGTACGCCCGGACGCGCATGGGCTACGACCCGGTGGCGTCGCACGGTAGGGCGCGCAGGGACGACGCCGCGCAGGGCGGCGAGAGGTTGGAGCTGTGATGTGCGGACCCCCAGGTATGCGACGCACAAGCGCATAGCCGTACCCGAGATATCGGGGTGGCTGCGCGACGTCGAAGGAGGGCGCGTGCCTGCGTGCGAGGACATGCGCGCCCTCTGCGCCCACGTGCGCGAGGTCTTCGCAACCGAGCGCCTCTGGGTTGACCGGGGGCGCCTGGCGCGCTACATGGGCTACCAGCGCTACTTCCCCTTCGAGCTGTCGGACGACGAGCGCTTCATGGTCGCCCTCTTCCTCTGCACCTTCCGCGAGGGGCGCTTTCCGAGGTGGCCGGACCTGCTCTTGTACGTCGGTCGCGGCTATGGCAAGACCGGCTTCGGGGCCTTCCTGGCCTTCTGCATGACCTCGCCCGCGAATGGCATACCTCGCTACGACGTCGACATATGCGCGACCACCGAGCCGCAGGCGCGAATCGGCTACGACGACCTCTACCGCATCCTCGACGGGGACCGCGCGCTCTTCTCGCAGGGCTTTACGTGGAACAAGCTCGAGCTGAGCAAACGACGAGACGCAGAGCCGCGTCAAGTACTGGTCGGGCAATTCCGACTCGAAGGACGGCATGCGGTCAGGCTGCGTGTGGTTCGACGAGGTCCACGCATACGAGGACGGGGCCTCCATGGAGGTCTTCACGGGCGGCCTCGGCAAGAAGGACCACCCGCGCCGCCTCATGACGACCACGGACGGGGACGTACGTGACGGCCCGCTCGACGGGCTCAAGGACCGCGCCCGCGCGATACTCTCCGGAGCGGAGCCCGACGACGGCCTGCTCCCCTTCATGTGCCACCTCGACTCCCTCGACGAGGCCGCCGACGAGTCGGCATGGCCGAAGGCGTGCCCCCGCCTCCTGCGCTCCCCCACGCTCATGGAGGAGTACCGCAAGGAGGTCCGCGAGTGGCGCCGGGACCCGCAGCGGCACACCTCGGTGCCCACGAAGCGCTTCAACCTCCCGCAGGGGAGGACGGACGTGCAGGTCACGAGCTGGGAGAACCTGCTCGCGGCGTCGCGGCCGGTCGACGAGGGGGCACTGCGCGGCGCGACGTGCGTCGCTGGCATTGACTACGCGAAGACCACCGACATGGTGGGTGCGTGCCTGCTCTTCCGCGTGGGTGGCGAATGGCAGGTCGTGCCGCACGCCTGGTGGTGCACCAGGAGCGCCGACGCCGGCGAGGTGAAGGCCCCTCTCGGGGAGTGGGCGGAGTCCGGGCAGCTCACCATCGTCGACTCCGTCGAGGTGCCGCCGAATGACGTGGCGAGCTGGGTGACCCGCACCGCAGGCGCGCTCGGGGCGTACCTCCGGGGCGTCTCGATGGACACGTACCGCTTCTCGCTCATGCGCCGCGCGATCGTCGAGTGCGCCGGCTTGGACCCGGACGCCAGGGGCGACGACCAGCAGGTGTGGCTCACGCGCCCGAGCGACGTGATGCGCGTGCAGCCGGTCATTGACTCCGCCTTCGCGAGGCACGCCATAGCGTGGGGCGACTCGCCGATGATGCGATGGGCGACCAACAACGCGAAGCTGGAGCCCGCGCCGAACAACTGCTTCAAGTACGGGAAGATCGAGCCGCACGGGCGCAAGACCGACCCCTTCATGGCGATGGTCCACGCCTTCGTGGTGGCCGACTGGATACCGGAGGACGCCGGGCCGCTCGTCTTCGCGTCCCCGGTCACGTGGTAGGAGGCTTCATGACCCTTCAGCAGATGGCCGACCTGGCCGCATGGCACGACACCGCGGTGGCGTGGGCCTTCCGCCGCGCGCTCCTGGTGCGGGGCGTCGTGGTGCGCCTCCCGCGCACGCGTCGCCACGACCGCGACCGCGACCGCGCCTGGGAGCTCTCCGAGGCCGATGTGGCTGAGCTGATGCGCAACCGCGAGAGCCCGATGGACTGGCCGCGATGAGCCAGAGCAAGCAGAGCTTCCTCGACTACGACGGATTCGTCGAGAAGTTCAAGCCCAAGAGGACCACTGACGACTGCTACACGCCGCCAGAGGTCATGGAAGTGGTCAACGCCTACGTTGAGAAGCGATGGGGCATCGACCGATCGCGGTTCGTGCGCCCGTTCTACCCGGGCGGCGACTACGAGCACGCCGAGTACCCGGACGGCTGCGTTGTCGTTGACAACCCGCCGTTCTCGATTCTCGGGAGGATAAGGCGCTTCTATCTTGCGCGCGGCGTGCCGTTCTTCCTCTTCTGCCCGTCGCTCACGGCCTTCTCCGGCTGGGACGAGCGGTGCGACGTCATCGCCTGCGATGCCAACGTCACGTACGAGAACGGCGCAGTCGTGCGCACGGCGTTCGTAACGTCGCTGCCGTCGGACTGCGTGGCCGAGAGCGACCCAGAGCTTGGCGACGAGGTCAATCGCGTGTGCGACGAGCTGCGCCACCGCGATTCAAAGACGCTGCCGAAGTACGAGTACCCGGACGAGCTGCTCACGGCGGCCCGCCCGCAGTGGATGGCCGCCCACCACACTACGCTGCGCGTGCGGCGCGGCGAGTGCTGTAGGGTGGCCGCGCTCGACTCACAGAGGGCCGTCGGCAAGGCGGTGTTCGGGGGCGGCCTGCTGCTGTCCGAGCGCGCCGCAGCAGAGCGCGCCGCAGCAGAGCGCGCCGCAGCACATAGATGGAAGCTGAGCGACCGCGAGCGCCGCATGCAGGCGCTGATGGGAGGAAGTCATGGCAAAGGGGAGTGACGAGCCGCTGAGCCGCGCCATCATGCGCGCCATCGGCTGGTGCGACGGCGACGGCTTCCACGGCACCGGGGCGCACATGGTCTCGACCGAGACGCTCAGCGAGTGGACCGCCCGCGCGGTGCCCCTGGAGGAGGCCGCGCGGCCGCAGGCGCCGGCCATCACCGAGTACAGGCCGAATCCGCCGTTCGTGGCGACGTGCACCACAAGCATCGAGCGCAACGCGCGCTGAGCGACAAAACGCAATTGCAGGCACGGGGCCCCGAGAGGGGCCCCTTCCATGTGCATCGGAGGTAGCCGGTGGGAATCCGCCAGATGGTCATCGACTGGCTTGGCAACGTCATCGGGGACACGGGGGCCGCGGGCTCGGGCCCCACGGCGGACGCCGCCGAGGCGTGCGTCTGGATGGAGCAGGCCCGCCAGGTCATGGCGGGCTACGTCATCTCGGCGCTGCAGCTCTGCGACGTCCGCTTCTACGGCCAGGGCGGGGAGCCCGACGCGACGGCGGACGGCGCGTGGCTGTGGAACGTCTCGCCGAACCCCAACCAGTCGAGGTCGGAGATGATGGCCGACCTGCTGGGGCGGCTGCTCGTGGACGACGGCCGCGCGGTCGTGGTGCCCGTGCGGCGCGGCTCGCAGACGTCCATCTACGTGGCGGACGGTGGCGCGGAGCCAGAGGTGCGCCCAGGCATGCCCGCGCTGTACAGGAACCTCTCCGTGGAGGGGTCGAGCGAGGTCGTGGGGCGGCCCCTCGAGTCCGGTGACGTCTACGCCTTCGACATGAGGGGCGTCGGCGGTGGCTGGCGCGCCCTCCAGAGGAGGTCCGACGATGCCTACGACAGGCTCGCGGCGGCCGTCATCGGCTCCACGAGGGACCGGATGGGCCGCAAGTGGCTCATGCACCTCGACAGGCCGCCCACTGGCACCAAGGAGCAGCAGGAGGCCATCGAGCAGCAGCTCAAGACCGCCACGAGGGAGTTCGTCCGCTCTGACGACGGCATCATGCCGCTCTACAAGGGCCAGTCCATGGAGCGCGCCTCGGCGGACGTCTCCAAGACCGCCGGACAGGCCACACAGGACGTGACCGGCATCCGCCGGGACATGTACTCGGTGGTGGCCGCGTGCATGCACATGCCCGCGTCGCTGCTGGAGGGCAACGTCAACAACTTCGAGGCGACGATGGGTGCCTTCCTCACCTTCGGCGTTGACCCCATCGCGCGGATGCTCTCCGAGGAGATCACGCGCAAGACGTACACGCGCGCCGAGTGGGCGCGCGGCGCCCGTGCGACGGTAGACACGACGCACATCCGACACGTCGACATCTTCCAGGTGGCGGACGCCGCCGCGAAGCTCGTCGGCGCGACGGTCGACAACCCCAACGAGATACGCAGATTCACCGGCCAGGACCCCATCCCGGAGCCCTGGGCTGACGAATACCAGCGCACGAAGAACAACGAGTCTGCGGCGGGGGGTGAAACGAATGGAAATGACTAGAGATAAGGCCCCGCGCGTCATGCAGCTCACGACCGACGTGAGGTCAACCACGGCACAGATGACCATCTACGGAGACATTGCCCGGACCGATTGGCTCGCCATCTTCATGGGCGATGACGGGGATGGCACCACCACCAGCGCGCTGGACGTGTCCAAGGCCATCGCGGCCATCCCGCCAGAGGTCACCGACATTGAGGTGCACATCAACTCCTACGGCGGAGACGTGGCTGAGGGCGTTGCCATCTACAATGCCCTGCGTCAGAGCGGCAAGCACGTGACCACCGTGTGCGATGGCTTTGCATGCTCGATTGCGTCCGTGATTTTCATGGCAGGCGAGCGCCGCGTCATGAACTCCGCGTCGCTGCTGATGCTGCACGAGCCGAGTTTCCCCAACGCTGGCGGAAACGCAAAGACGCTGCGCAAGCAGGCCGACGATTTGGACGTCATCTCCCAGCTGAGCAAAACCGCGTACCTCGCGCCCGGCGGCATCGAGCCGGAAGAGCTGGACGAGGTTATGTCCGCCGAGACGTGGGTTTCCCCAGAGCAGGCCGTCGAGTGGAAGCTTGCGACCGACATCGCCGACGATGCCGACAATGCCGAGCCTACGCAGAGCGCGCGCGAGTCTGTGGCCCTCGCGCTCATGTGCAAGGGCGAGCAGAGTCCGCAGCAGGCCGCGCCCGTCGTGGACGTGGACGCCATCGCGCAGCGCGTGGTGGAGCTGATGGACGAGCGCGCCGAGCAGGCGAGCGCCGCCCAGCCCGCGCAGAGCGCCGAGCAAGCGCCAGAGCCTACCACCGAAACCGCGCCCACACTGCCCGAGGGCGGCTATGCGCGCTATTCGGCAATCGCAAACGAAAAGCAAGGAGCTTAAATGCCTATCAACCTCAACGATTCCTCCAAGAAGGCCGTTCAGGCCCTGTCTGCCGCCTTCCGCGACGGCGATGACGCCAAGGTGGAGCAGGCCGTCGCAGGCCTTCGCGATTCCATTGCGGCGGATGTGACCGAGCAGTATCGCACGGCCATCGAGTCCAACGACGCCCGAGTCCTCGCGCAGCGTGGCTTCCGCCAGCTGACTTCCGCCGAGACCGCTTATTACAACGGCGTAATCGATGCTCTGTCCTCCAACAACCCCAAGCAGGCGCTGGTTGACTTCTCCGCCATGCCCGACAAGGCGATGCCAACCACCGTCTTCGAGCAGGTCATGAAGGACATTCAGCTCACCCATCCGCTGCTTGCGGCCATCCCCGTCGTGACCACGGGCTACATCACCGAATGGGTGAAGAACAAGCACTCCGAGCAGCTCGCGGCGTGGGGCAATGTCGGTGACGCCATCACGAAGGAGATTACCTCCGCGTTCGAGGTCATCGACATCAAGCAGTCCAAGCTGTCCTGCTTTGCCGTCGTGTCCCTTGACATGCTGAAGCTTGGCCCCGTGTGGATGGATGGATACGTTCGCGCGGTGCTGGGCGAGGCCATGGCCTGTGGTCTGGAGCACGGCATCATCGACGGTATGGGCGCGAAGGGCGAGCCCATCGGCCTTGACCGCGACATTCACAATGGTGTCTCCGTTTCCACCTCCACGGGTTACCCGCTGAAGACCGCTACCAAGGTCACCGACTTCGAGCCAGCAACCTATGGCGCGCTGGTCGCGAATCTCGCTAAGACCGAAGCTGGCAAGCAGAAGGCCATCGATTTCCGCGCCGACGGCAGCAACCTCGTCCTCATTTGCTCGCCCACCGACTACCTCACGAAGGTCATGCCCGCCACGACCGTCCAGAACGTGAACGGCGTGTACGTGAACGACCTGCTTCCGCTCCCGACCAACGTCATCACCTCCACCGCCGTGGCCGACGGTACCGCGATTCTCGCACTTGCAAACGAGTACGGCCTGTTCGTGGCTGGCTCTCGCGGCATCGAGTACAGCGACGAGTTCCAGTTCACGGCGGACACCCGCACCCTCAAGCAGGTGTCCTACGCCTTCGGTCGCGCCGAGGACAACACTTCCGCGATCCTGCTCGACATCAGCGGTCTTGAGCCCGCGTACGTCAACGTCAAGGTTAAGGGCACCGTGACCACCAAGGCTAGCGCCTAGCAGCAGGGGGGTGGTAGCGCATGGCCGATGAATCGTCGCTTGCGGCTGTGCGCCGCAAGCTCAACGTGACCTGGGAGGACGCCGCCACCGAAGCTCGAATCGCCGACGTGGAGGCGTCCGTCTCGCCCGCCCTCGCGGCGCGGCTGGGGTACCCCGCCGACCACGCCTTCTCCGTGGCCGACGGCCCGGCGTGGCCGCTCTACCTCAACGCGTGCCTGTACGAGTGGAGCGACGCCCTTGACGACTTCTGGGCCAACTACGCGCAGGAGCTCTCGTGCGCGCGCGCCCTCGTGACCGCGCCCACGGCGCAGGACGGGGGCGGCGATGGCGCTCAAGGCTAAGGCGCAGGTCTTCGCCGCCACCTCCGGCGTGCTCTCCGTGCTCAGGCGCGGGGACGCGTGGCGCGTGCGCGGCGCGGACTGGTCGAGCCCCGGCTCCTACGAGCTGGCGGCCACGGTGCCATTCGCCACGTCCCAGCTCAGGCAGGCCGACGCGGCGGCCCTCGGCGACGCGGCCTCCGGCATCTCGCGCAAGGTGCGGGCGCAGCTGCCCCCAGGCGTGTCCACCACGGACTGCGTGGCCATCGGCGGCGCGGTCTACGACGTGACGAGGCTCGACCGCGAGGGCCGCCTCTCGTGGCTGTACCTCACGGAGCTCGCCTCGGACGGCACGCTCGACCTGCTCCCGGGCGGGGTGTCCTACGACACCCTCGGCCTCCCGGTGCGCTCCCCGACGGCGGTCACGGTCAGGTACCTGGCCGCCTCGTGGGGCCGCTCCACGGGGGACGCGCCCATGCCGTCCGCCTCGGTGCGCGTGCGCGCGCTCGACTGGGACGGCGAGAGGGAGCTTCGCGTGGGTGGGGAGACGTACGCGGTGACAGGCGCTGAGGGCGACGGCGAGTGGGTGACCCTCGCGTGCGCAAGGGGGGTGGCACAGCTTGGCAGGTAGCGTGACCGTCAGGATAGACGGATTCTCGGACACCCTCATGGCGCTCGCGGGGGACATCGTGACGCAGGACGACGAGCAGCTCAGGAGGGACGTGCAGGCGGCGGCCCGCGCGACCACGGACGAGCTGCGCAACGGCGCGCTCACGCCCGCCGTCACCGGCGAGTACGCGGCGGGATGGGGGTACGAGACCGAGCTCGAGTTAGGCCACGTCAGGGTGACCGTCCACAACAAGCGGAAGCCGGGCCTCACGCACTTGCTTGAGAAAGGCCACGAGAAGTTCGTGAATGGCGTGGACACCGGCGAGCGCGTCCCGGCGTACCCGCACATCGAGCCTGCCTACGAGGTGGGCGCGGACAGGCTGAGGGGGCTTCACGCATGACGCTCGCAGACCTCTGCGCGGTCCTCGGGGCCGCCGGCCTGCCGTATGCGCAGGTCCAGTGGGACCAGTCTGACGAGAAGGGGCCGCCCGCCCTCCCGTACGCGCTGCTCGTGCCCGGCACGAGCGCCGACGTGATGGCTGACGGGGCCAACTTCCAGAGGGTCACCCCGTACACCGCCGAGGTGTACACGCGCGGGCGCGACATGGCCCTCGAGGGGCGCATCGAGACCGCACTACAGGCGGCGTGCGTGCCTTTTGTCCGGCGCTCCGTGCCGCTCGGCGGCGGGGTGCTCGAGACCACATACACAGTGACGGTGCTCGGCTCCTAGCCGGGCGGAAAGGAGGTAAGGCATGACCGAATCCTCCAAGGTGCGCTTCGGCTTGAAGCGCATGTTCTTCTCCGTCCCCACGGACGGAAAGTACGAGAAGCCGTGGCAGAACAAAGGCGCGGAGTCTGTCGCTATCTCCAATGGCAGCTCCTCGTCCTCCTCGATCGCGGCTGACGACAATCCCAACTTCTTCACGTCGTCCGGAGCGGGCGGCAAGGAGCTGACGGTCCAGGCGGCGCGCTTCATCCGCGACTTCTACACCAAGGTCCTCGGCCAGACGAAGGACGAGACCACCGGGGCGCTCGTCGAGAGCCCAACCGACGTGGCGAAGAGCTTCGCCTTCGGCTTCGAGACGACCGGAGATGTGGGCGGCTACCGCGTGTGGGTGCTCAACAATACGGCTGACACGCCCACGCTCACGGCGGCCACGAACGCGTCCTCGGGCATCAACGAGGACGCAGAGACCTCGAACTTCAAGGCATCGCCAATCGCGTGCAGCGACGGCGTGGAGCGGACCATGGTCACCTTCGAGCCCGGCGACGCGGGCTACGAGAAGGCCTTCGAGAACGTCCCCTTCATGACGATGGCGAACGCCGGCGCGTAGGCGGGGAAGCTCCAGAAAGTCGAAATCAGGCACCACGGTGCCCCGATAGGCGGGGCTGTCCGTGGTGCCTTTTTCCGAAAATTCGCGCCATTTCGCGTCACTTTGCGTCACAGCGCCACGGCGGGGGCGTCGCCGCGCCTCCCCTCTCCAAGGTGGGGCGGCTCCCCCGCCGTGGCACCGGACTAAGGAGAGAAGACCATGGCAGACACCGCATACGACAATCGCACGACCGCGACCGTGGGCGGGCACGAGTACGAGGTGGAGGCGAGCAACCTCGCGTGCCGCGTCTACGCCGACGAGTTCCGCGAGGCTGACTCCAAAGAGCTCACCGGGGACGCCGAGAGGGACGCAGGGAGGTACACCGGCAGGCTCATACACGACCTGCTGGCCGACCGCCAGCGCGTGCTCGCGGCCGGGGTCGACTGGCCGGAGTGGGATGAGGTCCCGCGCATCCTGGCCGCCATCTGGGCAATGGCCCGCGCGGCAGGATCCACCAAGGCGTCATGGAGGGCATTCCGCGCCTCCGTCGAGCACGCTCCGGCGAACCTCTACGAGGTCGCTACCACGGCAAACAAGGTATTCGAGCTGGGGAACACCACCTTTTTTCGGCTCCCAGACGGACTCGGTGACGCTGTCGAGCCCGACGAGGGCGAGGCCCAGGAGGGGTAGCGCCGGAAGCGACGCCGGGCCCACGGCCGAGCGCATCGCGTGGCCCGAGCACGCCGTGGTGGCGTCGCTGCTCTCCATGGGCGTCCCGTACACGGACGCATGGCACATGAGTCCCCTCGACTCCCATCGTCTGCTGGCGATAGCGCAGGCTGACGCGATACCTCCGGGCGAGCGCGATGGTGGGGAGGTGGCTGGCACTGCGGCAGACGCGAGGGAGGCCCTCGCGAGCTTCTAGCACGACAAAGACGCACACGGAGGACGGGGGTCCGAGAGTGGCATCCGAGTACAAGGGACTCTACGTCACCTTTGAGGGCGACTCCACCAAACTCACGGCGGCGCTGGCGGAGGTCAACTCCGAGGCGAAGAAGGCCCAGGGGCAGCTCAGGAGTGTGCAGGGTGCGCTCAAGTTCGACCCGACCTCCCCGAAGCTGCTCGGCGAGGCGGTCAAGGCCGCAGGCAGCAAGGTCGAGGCCACGAAGAAGCGCGTCGACACGCTCAAGCAGGCGCAGGATGACCTCGCGAAGAGCGGGGACACCACGAGCGCCGCGTACCAGCGCGTCTCGCGCGAGCTGGCGCAGGCAGAGGCCTACCTCAAGCGCGACCAGAAGGCGCTGGTAGACGCCACGTATGCCGCATCGGGATTCGCCAAAGCCGCAGACGGCCTGTCGAACTTCGAGGCCGTCGCCAAGGGCGTGGGCGACGGCCTGTCCTCCGTGGGCGGCAAGCTCACAATGGGCGTGACCGTCCCGCTCGCGACCGTGGCCACCGCTTGCGTCAGCTCGGCGGTGACCATCGACAGCGCGCTCACCGACGTGCGCAAGACCACCAACCTCACCGAGGACCAGTACCAGAGCCTCAAGGAGAGCGCCGTCGAGCTGTCCAAGACGCAGCCCGTGGACGCCTCCACGATCCTCTCGCTCGAGGGCCTGGGGGCGCAGCTCGGGTGGAATGACGACAAGCTGCAGAGCTTCGCCCAGACAGTCTCCGGCCTCGACATCGCGACCGACATGGATGCCGACACAGCGGCCACGAACCTCGCACAGTTCGCCAACATCACCGGAATGGCGCAGGACAAGGCAGAGAACTACGCCTCGGCCATCGTGGGGCTCGGCAACAACATGGCGACTACCGAGAGCAAGATCTCGGACATGTCCATGGGCATGGCCTCGGCAGGCACCCAGGCCGGGATGTCCCAGGCCGACATCCTGGGCATCGCGGCGGCGACCGCGTCGCTCGGCATGGAGGCGCAGGCTGGCGGCACCGCCTTCTCGAAGACGGTCAACGAAATCGGGACGCAGGTCTCGACGAACGGTGACAAGCTGCAGAAGTGGGCCGACCTCGCTTACATGTCCGCCGACGAGTTCAAGAGCGCCTGGCAGACCGACGCCACGGGCACCTTCGAGGCCGTGATTAGGGGCATGTCGGACGCCCAGGCGTCCGGCGAGGACCTCAACGTCATCCTGGGGGACCTCGGCATCACCGAGACGCGCCAGAGCGACTTCATGCGTCGCCTGGCTGGCAACGCCGACCTGCTCTCGCGGGCAGTGAGCCTGTCCAACGACGAGTGGGAGAAGAACACCGCCCTCCAAAACGAAGTAGACAACCGCAACGACTCGCTGGCCTCCAAGATGGACGTGCTCAAGAACCACGTGACGGCCGTCGCTGAGGAGGTGGGCGGCCCGCTCGCGGACGCCGCCCTCGACGTCGTGGACGCCGCGAAGCCCGTTACGGACGCCATAGAGGGCGCGGCCAAGTCCTTCTCCTCCATGTCAAGGGAGGAGCAGGGGGCAATCATCCAGACGGCAGCCATGGCGGCCGCAGCCGGCCCGCTGCTCACCATCGGGGGCAAGGCCGTGAGCGCGATTGGCTCCGTGGCTGGCGGCGTCGGCAAGGCCGTAAGCGCCTTCGGAAAGCTTAAGTCTGCGACTGAGGTCATGGGGAACCTCGGCGACGCGCTTGAGGTGACCGGCGCCAGCGGGAAGCTGGCGGCAGGCGGGGTGGGCCTCGCCGTGGCCGCCGTGGTGGCGCTCGGCCTCAAGGCGTACGACGCCTGGAAGACCGACCGCGACTTCGCGGACTCGCTCGGCGACATGGCCGACAGCTCCGAGGACGCCTCCTCTAGGCTCGCGGACGGCTCCCGCTCCGTCACCGACTGGGGCGGCATGGCGCAGGACGCGGCCATGGACACCAAGGAGCTCACAGACGCCATCAAGGAGCACAACGACGCGATGGCTGGCATCCGGGACGATGCCTACGACAGCATATCGATGCTTGGGCAGTACCAGGACGTCATAGACCGGCTCGCCGGCAAGGGCAGCGCCTCGGCGGAGGACACGGCGCTCCTGGAGTGGGCGCTCAAGGGACTCAACGACGAGCTGGGGACATCCTACACCGCCGCAGAGGTGCTCACCGGCGAGTACGAGGACCAGAGCGGCGCGATAGTCGACCTGAAGGGCGAGATAGACGGCCTCATCAAGAAGAAGCAGGAGGAGGCCAGGGTCAACGCCACGCAGGAGCTGTACACCGAGGCGCTCAAGAACCAGATGGAGATGCAGAAGAACGCCACGGCGGCGCAAAAGGAATACGACGACGCTTGGCAGGAGTACTACGAGGACGCCAAGAAGCTGCCGGGGATGACGGACGAGGCCGCCAAGTCTACCGCCACCATATCGGCGCAGACCGACGGGTACAAGAAGAAGCTCGACGATGCCAACGCGTCGCTCGACGCGGCAAACGAGGAGACCGCCGAGTGGGCGGAGCAGATGGGCCTCGCGCAGGTCGCGTGCACGGACGCCGGGCAGGCCATGAGCGACTTCCTGACGAGCGCCGACGGGTGGGCGGACGCGCTCTCGGACACCGGATTCTCGCTGGAGGAGCTGGCCGGGGCAGCGGCATCCGCCGGCATATCCACGGACACTCTCGCGGCCATGGGCTCGGACGCCTTCGCGCGGCTCGTGGAGAGCGCGGGCGGCGACATGGGCACGCTCACGCAGATCCTGGAGACCTTCAACTCCCTCGGGCTCGACCCGAAGACCTTCACCGTCGACGACGACGGGACCATCACCGACGAGACAGGCAAGGTGTGGGACCTCGACGCGATGACCATCAATGGCAAGAGCTTCACGGTCAACGACGACGGGACCATCAGCGTGGAGCAGGAGGGCGTCGACCACCTGAGCGCCACGGAGGTTGCCAGTAAGAGCTTCGATGTCACGTCGAACGGCACCACGCAGGCCGAGACGGGCAACGCCCGCGACCTCCGTTCGAAGCTCGGCATGGTGGAGGGTACGTACACGGCCACCGTCACGACGAGCGGCGTGGACGCGGCGTCGTCCGGCGTGCAGGGGCTGCTCAACAAGCTCGGGGCACTCGCAAATGGCGCATGGACCGCCGTCATCCACACCGTCACCGGCAATGCCGCCGGGGGCGTGAGGCTCAATGCAGCGGGCGGCGTGCGCGCGCACGCGGACGGCGCAATCTACACAGGCCCGACCATGGTCACGCCGTACGACCTCGTGGGCGAGGCGGGGGCGGAGTACTACGACGGCACCCACATCGTGCCGCTCACCAACCGCCGCTATAGCCAGCCCTTCGCCGACGTGATCGCTGAGGGCGTCGCCGGTCGCATCGGTGGTGGTGGCGGGCGCACGGTCATCCAGAACGTCACCAACAACATCTACGAGCGCGAGGACGCCTACGTTGCCGGTACCATCGTGGCGAGGTCGCTCATGAGCGCGGCACAGGGGGTGTGACTGTGGGATACCGTCCCTTCTCCGTCACCGTCGGTGGCGTGACCATAGACGGCCAGACACACGGGCGCACCCCAGACGGCCTCTACGTGGACTGGGACACCGGCGTCAAGGGTTGGTTCGAGACCCCCCAAGCGAAGGTGTCGCTCTCGGAGCGTGCCACTGGTGACGGGGCCTTCCCCGTCGACCCGTCCGCCGTGCTCTATTCTGCGAGGACCGTCACCATCGGCGTAATGGCGGCTGGCCCGGACTCGGACGCGGTGGCCGCACACAGAAGACGGCTGCTCGCGCTCGCGCATCGCATCGTGTCAATCGTCGTGCGCGACGGCTCGGAGGAGACCCAGGCGAATGGCTATGTCGAGGTGTCGTGGGGCAAGGTGCGCCGTACGAGGGCGCAGACCGGCACCCTCACCGTCGTCTGTCCCGACCCGCGCCGGTACGGCTCCGTGCCGAACCGCGCCTACATGGTGCCCGGCACGGGGGGCGGCGGGCTCGTGTGGTCGGGCTCGGACCCGCACGGCCTGGAGTGGCCCGCGTCCTTCGTCGACACCGGCGGCGGGCAGAACGTCGCGACGCTCTGGAACCGCGGGACCTCGACCGCTTACCCGATCATCACGGCATCCGGCAGCATCGACTGGCTCACCATCACCGACGTGGCCACTGGTGGCCAGGTCTCGTACTCGGAGCACGTCGGCTGGACGCCACTTGTACTTGACTGCCTCAGCAGGACGGCCGCCGTGGCCGGGGTCGACATGTCGCGCGCGCTCTCGCGCAGGGACTTCCCCTCCGTCCCGGCGGGAGGATCCACGACGCTCGCCCTCACGGGCACCGGCACGGGCACCGTGGCCGTCGAGTGGTGGGACACCTATATCTAGCAAGGAGGACCATACATGGCAGACGTGGCACTCGGCGTGCGCAACTCCGGGTCCGACGGCACGACGCCGCTCGGGCTTCGGCTCTCGCTCGCGTCCCTCTTCGCCAACGAGGGCATCCTGGACGGCCTCGCCGTCACCGGTACGGGCTCGCTCTCCTACTCGGTCGCGAGCGGCACGGCGGTGTGCTCCAAGGGATCGGGCGACGGCCGCACCATCGCGCACTTCTCGGGTGGCTCCACCCCCATGGTCTCCGGCAACACCGCCGGGTACCCACGCATCGACACCGTGTGGGTCACGTCGCACGACATCGACCAGGGCGACTCGGACAACCACGTGATCGTCGGCGTCACGCAGGGGACCCCAGCCGCGACGCCCGCGCGCCCGCCCATCCCCACGTACGCCACGCCGCTCGCCTACATGCGGCTCCCCGCCGGCGCCACGAGCACGTCCGGCGCCACGCGTGACGGCAGGGCGCCCATGGCCATCCCGTACGCGAGCTCGCGCGGCATCATCTTCGACGACGTCAACAGGACCAACAGCTCTAGCGACCTCAACTTCTTCCGCTCGCGCGTGACGGCGGTCGGCGGCAGCGTCTACGTGCCCACGACCCGGCTCCTCACCTTCCGCATGTCCGTCGGCTGCATGTGCGCCGACGGAATCTGGAAGTTCGCAAACGGCCACACGATGGGCAGCGTCGTGGTGCACCTCGTCGTGGACGGCTCGGACGTGTACAACGCGGAGGTCATGGTGAACGACTACTGCGGCGTGGTGCAGGGGCTCTCGTACACGCAGGTCGTGGGCGCCGGCAGCCACTCGGTGCGCATGGACTACGAGCAGAAAAGCGACACCGCCGACCGCATCCTCATGAAGTACAGCACGGAGCAGTGGCCGGGGCAGCGCCTTCAGGTGGTCGACGAGGGGGCGGCCTAGCATGGGGTGGAGGTGCCTCGTGTGCGACACCATGACCGGGCAGGTCGTGGCGCCGATAGACATCCCGTCCCTGCGATGGACGCTCACGGTGTCGGACTGCTCCATGTCGACGACGCGCGACAAGGGGACGGGCGAGGGCGAGGCGACCGGGCTGCAGGTCCCGTGGTCCGCCGTCCCCGCCGCCGACAGGGACGGGCGCTCGAGGATGCTCGCGAGCTACAGGAGGGCCATCGCCCTCGCGTGGGAGCACCGTGACGGCACGCTCTCGCCCGTCGTCTTCGGCGCCATAGGGTCGCGCACCGACACCTGGGACGACACCAGCTTCGACCTCGTGAGCCCGCTCTCGCTGCTCGGATCGCGCGTGCTCGTGCGCGAGGGGGCCTTCGGCCACGGGGACCCGGAGGGGACCACGCAGGGCGGGATGTCGTACGCGGGGCTCTCCCGCAGGGCCATCGCGTGCGCCGTCGGCCAGGCGTGCACGGACTACAAGCCGGGCGGGGCGCTCCCCATCGACTGGCAGTACCAGGGCGAGGCGGGCGGCCACTCCGCGTCGTACCCCGGGCACGACGTGGCGAACAACACGTGCAAGGGGATATGGACGGCCCTGGCGAACTCAGACGGCGGCCCCGACATCCAGCTCAGGCCATACATGGCGGACGAGTCGCACGTGCGCCTGCTCATGTGCGCGGGGTCGGACGGAGCGCCGTACCTCGGGCAGGACTCGCCGGTGCGCACCATCGCGGCGTTCCGCGGAGGCGGCACGGCGCGGGACGTCAGGGTGGCGTTCGCCGCTCCGACCATGCGCGTGTACGCCACAGGCGCGGGGTCCGACGAGGCGCAGCTCTGCTCGCTTGCGGAGGACCTGTCGCTCTGCAACGACCCGTACGACCCGTGGCCGCTCGTCGAGCAGGGCTGCGCCCTATCGGACGACGAGGACGCCGGGACGCTCGCCGGCCACGCGCGGGCGCGGCTCGAGTCCGTGAGGACCCCGATGGCGCAGGTCCAGTGCACCGTGCACCTCGGCGACCCCGCCGGCATCTCCCCCGGGGACGTGTGGCCCGGCCAGATGCTCGACCTCGTGACGGAGGGGTTCCCCACCCTCCCCGACGGCGCGCACCGCATGCGCCTCATGCAGATGGAGGGGGACGAGTCGGAGGACTGCACCCTCACCTTCGACGTGATTGCGGACCCGGCATACGCATGACCCACCACGATTGGAGTGACGGCGGATGATACACACCAGGCTCGAGGGGCTCGTCGGCGACGCCGAGCGCATCGCGCGCGTCGCGGTGGCGGCGTACGACCTGGCGTCGCTCCCGAGCACGGCGCCGTCCGGGACGGCGTCGTACGACAACGGCGACGGCACGCGCACGGTAATCGGCCCGCAGGCGGGCGGCAGGACGATCGCGACGCACGTGGGCGACCTCACGCCGCCCGGAAGGCCGCTCGGCGTCGCCGGCGCGTCGAGCGCGGGCGTCGTGTACATAGCGTGGGGCGGGGAGCTGGACGGCGGGGTCCCCGACGACTTCGACCACGTCTCGCTCTACATGTCCGTCGAGGGCACCAGCGAGCTCGTCGGCACGCTCACCGAGGCGGGCATCGTCTCGACGGTCCCGATGGCCACGACCGCGACGGTCGAGGTCTGGGCGACGGCGGAGGACGACGCCTGCCTCGCGGACGGGACCCAGGGCCACAACGTCTCGGCGGAGAGCGACCGCGCGTCCGTCACCGTCGCCCAGGCGGCGGACCCCGCGGCCGTGACGGACCTCCTCGGGACGGTCACGACGCTCTCCAGGACCAGGATGCTCATGGCCACGTGCGACACCGGCGCAGCCACGGCCGCGAAGGCGGCGACCCTCGCGTCAGGGTCGCTCGAGCTCCGCGCCGGCGCCAGCGTCACCGTGGTCTTCGCCCACGCGAACACGGCGGACTCACCGACCCTCGACGTGGGCGGCACCGGCGTCAGGCCGCTGCGCACCAACGGGTCAGCGAGCGCCTACTGGGCGGAAGGCCAGGCCGTGGTGCTCACCTACGACGGCACCTACTGGCAGGTGTGCAGCACGCCCGTCTACGCGTCGACGGTGACCGTGGGCAACCCGGGCGGCTCGAACGTGTACGTCGACTCGAACTCCGTCGACGTGCGCGACGGGACGGACGTCACGGCAAGCTTCCAGCGGGACGGCGTCACCTTCCTAGGGGGAAAGTACGCGGTCAAGACGTACGCGGCCGCGCTCGCCGGGTCGAGCGACCCCGTTACCGGATTCCAGGTGTCGTCGCCAGGACCGGCGAAGGTCTCCGGGGCGACCTCCTCGCTAGTCGGCGACATCGGCGGCGTGCAGTCGGCCATCACGGCGGGCTGGGTGCAGGATATCGGCAGCGGCGCGGTGATGGAGGCGCGCGACAAGTCGTCCGGGGCGTACCACTTCGTGTCGGTCACGCCGTCGCGCGGCATCGAGGTGGACGGGGACATGACGGTGTCGGGCACCATCGGCCTGGCCGACAAGGAGTCCGCCCTGGCCACGCGGAGGGGCCTGCGCATCTCGCAGGGCTCGAAGGTGTGCCACGGCCACGGCACGCCGTGGGTGACGCTCTTCGACACCTGGGCCGACTTCCAGGCGGCCACCGGCTGCTACGACTCGGGCACGCCGACGCTGGTCACGATGAACGGCGACTGGGGCGCCTTCGACGGCGCGTTGAGCGGATGCGAGGTCCAGGGCGGAAAGGCCGTCTACGTCCTCGCGCAGACCACATCGGGCCTGCCGAACCTCTCGTCGTCGCAGAGCCTCCGCATCAACTGGATCTGCATCTGGTAAGCCAAGAAAGGACGCAAATGGCACCACACAACATAGACGTCTTCATCCAGCCGATCAGGGACACCCCGCAGGCGCAGGTCGCGCTCGTGGCGCTCTGCATCCTGATCGTGCTCGACATGCTCTTCGGCTTCTGCGCAGCGGCGAAGGACGGCCGCGTGCAGTCGAGCGTCATGCGCCAGGGCCTCTGGCACAAGGCCAGCGAGTTCGGGGTCGTGATGGTCGCGGACGTCGCGGACGGCATGCTCCTCGGGGGCATCGACCTCGGGTACGGCGCTCCGGTCGTGACGGCTGCGATCGTCGGCCTCTGCGCCAACGAGCTTGTCTCGGTCTGCGAGAACCTCGTGAGGCTCAACCCAGAGCTCTCGACGAGCCGGGTCCTCGACCGCCTCCTCGAGTCGAAGGCGGTCTCCGACGCGATGAGGGGGACCGGCGATGGCACGGACTAGCGCCCCGCGCTGCCCGCTCTGCGGGGCGGAGATGCGCGAGGAGAGGGGCATGGAGCGAAGCCACGAGGGCATCACGCAGCGCTGGTGGACGTGCCCCAGGTGCCTGCACCGCATGGTGACCATACACCGCATGGTGACCACCGAGGACATGGGGGAGGGGGAGAATGGACTACAGCATACAGAGCATCCCGGCGAGTAGCCGGACGTACACGCGTGGGCGGCAGGGATGCTCCATCGGCCACATCGTCGTGCACTACACGGGCGCGGCGGGGGGCGCGGTCGACAACGGGCGCTACTTCGCGGGCGGCGCCCGCGGCGCGAGCGCGCACTACTTCGTGGACTCGTCGGCCATCGTCCAGAGCGTGGCCGACTCCGACACGGCGTGGGCGGTGGGCAACTGGCAGGCGAACCTCCGCACGCTCAGCGTCGAGGTGTGCAGCGCCGGCGAGGACTTCTCACAGGGCGAGCGCGAGCGCCTGCGCTGGCTCGTGCGCACGCTCATGGCGCGGCACGGCATCGACGCCGCCCACGTCATACGCCACTACGACTGCTACGACGCCTACCGCAACATCGGCGGCAGGTGGATTGACCCGCGCAAGTGCTGCCCAGCGCCCTACGCGCCCAGCGGCGGCGACCCAAGCGGCGCGAAGTGGCGGGAGCTGCACGACTACATCACGAGCGGCGACGCCCCCCAGGCGAAGCCCGAGACACCGACCATGGAAGAGGTAGACGAAATGGCAGCACAGGGAATGGGCGTGATCGTCAACCCGCGGGACGCAATCTCGGCGGGGCACCCGGGCGGGCTGTACCGCCTCACGGCAGACAAGGTTTTCCACTACTCCAACGCCGACCAGCCGAGGGCGGACGACATCCTGTCCGAGGCCATGTGCGGAGAGCCGGTGCCGAGGCTCGACATGGCAGGCTACGGCAGCGACCCGTGGTTCGACCGCATGGTCCAGGCACGCGGCGGCTGGGACAAGGTAATCGACTGCCCCGCGAGCTAGGTGGCATCCGTCGTAATCGTTGCCGTTTTCGGCAAATTTCTGCGAGAATCGGCTTGATTTGCGTCGGTTTTACTCGAACCTACTGTGACCTTACTGTGACCAAGTGCGCCCTCGCCCAAGTCGGGCGGGGGCGCTTTTTTGCGTTAGAGTGGAGATTGAGCCACGCGCTCAGAGCGCATGGCCTGGCCCGCCTCGCGGCCCGAAATGCGGGGCCTTTTCGTGCGCTTAATCCCTCGCGAGCGTGGCTGCCCACTCCACCACCATGTCGCGCATGGAGCAGCCGCGCCGCGCGGCCTCCGACTTGATGGCGTGGTAGGTGGCGGCGGGGACGGTGAGCGACAGCACGGCTGTCTCCCCCTCGTCCGGCGTGCCGAACTCCTCCTCGTACTCGTCCGTGCCGAGGTGGCGCTCGGCCCACTCGCGGGCCTCGTCGTAGGACAGCGGCATGATGCGCTCGCCGCCGGTCCACCCGCTCTGCCCGTACGGCTCGGCGTACCTGGTCCTCGGTCCCCCCTCTCCGTGGAGGAAGTACTCGCCCGTGCGCTTGCGGTAGAGCGCCTCCTCGCACCAGTCGAAGTCGCCCGGACCGAACCCCGCGGGGCTCCATGGCCCTCCAACCCGCTTGGCCTTGTCGGTGTCGTACAGCTTGCCGTCGATGATCTTGCGCATGTCTGGTCCTTCTCCCGGGATAGGCTGATTACCTGTACTGCCAGTCGCTGAGGTTTATCCAGTCGTAGTCTTCGATCTCGGCGAGACTCATTGGCTGTATGCCCTGCCAGTCAGTCGTGCTGTACTCCTCTCCGTCCCCATCCACAAGAATCGAGATGGTCAGGTCGTCGACCGTGGTGATCTGGTAGAGCGTGCGCGTGTCGTCCGCGTCAAGGATTATCGGCTCCATCTTTGCCCCCTCCAGTGAGCCATGAGCGGGCGGCCACAATGGCCGCCCCAGGATTGTCTAGCTATCTAAGGGCTTCGGCGGCGATGAGGCGCTTGCGGAGCTGTGCGCACAAGGCGTGGTCCGTGTCTGGGATGCGGTACTGGAGTGTGCCTGCGGTCTGCCTGTAGTCAGGCCCAAATGGCGTCCATATCTCAGTCCACATGCCTTCGCCAGAGCGATTGGTGATGATCTCCGCCTCCTCGTCTCCGCGCCTGGCGGTGAAGTGCAGGTATCCTCCCATGCCGTCGCAGAGGTCGTCGAGCGCGGACAGGTCGTAGGTGATGCCTTCCTCGTCCTCGTAGGTGTGCTCCCCGGTCTTTGTGTACTTCATGGCGCGCTCCTTTCGCGGTGCTGCTTTGCTTGTAACTATAATTATAGATATAGCTACTAGCAAGTCAAGCATAAAAGAGATTTGATAGCAAAATGCCGCCAGCGGCCATTAATCGACCGCCAGCGGCATCGCTTATGCCCCACATGCGTGGGGAGCGCTTTTATCCTCCACGTCTACTACGGGTCACCCCCGCATTCGCGGGGAGCACTCAAATTCAGCCCTCTTACTATGGACCATCCCCGCGACTGCGGGGAGCGCTTGCGCATAGGGTACCACCGCGAGGCCGCGCAGCATGGGGCATGCCGCCAGCGGCGCGCGCGGTCACCCCATTCGCGGCACCGTCGGTCCGTCCGACCACTCCACCCGTATTCCACGCTCGTGGAGCCTCTCCGCGAGCGTGCGGTTCGTGGCGTTTGCCATGCGCCAGTCCCCGCCGTCATCGACGTAGTGGCCCTCGTCGTAGGCGTCCTGGCTCGTCCAGTAGGGGAGCATGACCGACTTTGGGTATGCCCCGCGCTCCTTCGCGAGCTCGTCCACCCTGCCCAATGCCGCCGCGATGCCCCTCCGCTGCGCGGAGAGTGCCGCGTCCAGCGCGTCCCAGGCGTCCTGTGGCGGCACCTGCGGCGCCGTGGGGGACTCCCAGCGCTTGACCGAGCGCACCTCCACGCCGAGCTCCCGCGCCAGCGCGCCCTGCGTCATGCCGACCGTCTCGCGGACGGCCCTAAACTCCGCCTTCGTCCTCTTTCCTGCTTCCATTCTCTCCTCCTCGCTAGAGCCACCACGCGCCGCACGTGCACGCCATGTCGAGCGGGACCTCCGTGTGGTACGGCTGCGCGACGTTCTTGAGCATCACGCGGCCGGATTTGGCCACGCGCACCTCGTAGTCCTCCGGGTGGAGTGCCTCGTCCGCCGCGATGGTGTGGATGACCGTGTACGGCGACGTGTAGGCAGGGTTCCTCTCGGCGATGTACCGGTAGGCCGGCCCCAGCGCGTCGATTGCCCTCTGCCTCTCCGCCATGCGCGCCTCTGCCTCAGCCCTCCTGCGGGCGGCCTCGGCGTCTCGCTCCGCCTGCGCGGCGGCCAGCTCCCCGGCGTCCATCGGGCGCGAGAAGGCGTCGGCGGCGGACTCGTCCACGCCGTAGAAGTCGGTGGCGCTGGCGTACTTCCCCGTGTGGTGCCACGAGGTGCGGCAGAAGAAGCGGGAGAGGAGCTCGTCCTTCCGAAGCCTCGCGATTTCACCGAGCGCCACGCGGTCGTTGTCCTCGCACCAAGACTGGATGGCGGCTAGCATGGCCCTCTTGGTCCACCTCGACCTGGGCATCTCGCCTGCGGCGTATGCCTCGCGAGCGCGGACGCTCATGGACTGTCCGTCGTAGCCTGCCTGGCCGTATGCTACCTTGCTCATGGCGCTTCCCCTCTCCGGGACCGGGGAGCCCTCGTGGCCCCCTCTTCGGCTCCTATTATGTCACCTTTGGGGACAAGATGCAAGGGGAATCTTCTACACTGGATAGACGGCACCAAATCGCCCATGGGCGTAAGATGGAGCCCTGTCGCCGCGTTGCTTTGAGAGACAGGGACCGCGACCTTGGGCGGCGCGGAAGTCTTAGCCGACACGCTAAGTGCATCGGCGGGGCGGTAGGCGCGAGGGGGATGGCGCTCCCCTCTGCGCCCATTTTTTCCTGGCGTATCAAAGATTGGATAAGGCGCACTTGGTCATCCATTAGCCGATGTGTAGCCAATGGCTAAACGTTTCCACAGGTAGATTGATGTGCGCGCGGAGTTCGATTCTCCGCACCTCCACCAAAAGCGTAGGCCCCTCCATCTGCAACACCGCAGGTGGAGGGGCTTTTTTTCGTACGCGTCACGCGCTGATACTCACGTATCCTCACATAAATCCCCATATTTTGTCACCGATTTAGCCAATGGCTAGCCAATGGCGCGGGCGCCCCCTAGACCCTCGGCACGACCCCTCCCACGCCTCGCGCCGCGTCCCCGTAGCCCGGCCGCACGTAGCGCCTGTAGGTCGTGACGATGTCGGAGTGGCCCAGGATGCGGGAGAGGTCCTCCACCCTTCCGCCGGCGTGGAGGTAGCTCGTCGCGAAGCTGTGGCGCTGGTTCTCCACGGTCACGTGGGGGACGTCGGCGCCCTCCGAGTCGCACCACGCGAGGAAGCGGTCCCAGCGGTGCCTGGCCGTGGACGGCGAGACCCTGCCGCCGCCCGCGCCGACGAGGACGGGGCCGTCATGCCCCCCGGGCAGCGCGGCGAGCGCCTCCGCCACGTCGTCGGGTATCGGCACGTCGCGCGCCGAGAGCGCCGTCTTGGGAGCCTTGAGGTCGTGACCCCCCTCGCGCGGTGACACCATGAGGTAGGCGCGGCGCACGTGGCAGACGCCCGCCGCGAGGTCCACGTCCTCCCAGTCGAGGCCGTAGCGCTCCTCCGGGCGCAGGCCCATCAGCAGTCCGAGCAGCGCCAGGCAGAGGCAGAAGCCGCCGTCAGTGGCCGAGTAGCGCCGCAGCGCGGCCACGAGCGGGCGCATCTCGTCGAAGGTCGTCACCACTACGCCGTTGTCGCGCCTCCTGCCCGCCGGCGGCAGCGAGTAGCGCGCCGCCGCCACGTTGGCCTGCACCAGCCCGTCGCCCATCGCCTGCCGGAGGATCGTGCCCAGCACCCCGAGGGCCTTCTCGGCCACCTTGCGCGTCGCGCAGCCGTCCACCATGCGCTGGACCATGGGCCGAGTGATGTCGCGCACGTCCACGCCGTCGAATGCCGGCCGCAGCCGCAGGCGCAGCTCCCGCTCGTAGGTGTCGCGCGTCGAGGCCGCGAGCCCCGCCGTGGACGGCCACCACCACCGGTCGACGTACTCCCCGAAGGTGCACCTCCCGGAGCGGCCGCGCCTTGAGTCCCGCAGCGCCACGAGCTTCGCCTGCTCGACCCTGGCGGCGCGTAGCGTGCGGCACGTGACGCTCTTGCGGTCCCTTTTCCCGTCGAGCGTGAAGCCGACGTACTCCCGCACGTCGTAGACGGTCGTGCCGTCACTAAGACGGCGCTTAGAGATAGACATGGCGGAGTTATACCTCTACGACTCCCGGTAGGCCGCCAGGAGCCCCGCCGCCACACGGGCCGCCACCGAGACGACGATGGCGAGCAGGCACGCGACGAGGGCGAGCAGGATGAGGTCGCGCGCGAGCACCGCAGAGTCGTAGGCGGCCTGGAAGTCGGCGGCCATGCTGCCGACGGCGGAGTAGAGCTGCAGACTCTGGTAGGCATCCGACGCCCTGGAAGACGCCGCTCCGTACGCAAGGGCGAGCGCGACCGTGCCCGCGATAGAGGCCACCGTCCACATACGCGCCCGGTCGTGGTACCTGTCGAGTGCCGTCTTTCCCGTCTCTTCCTCGTGCATCTCTGCCTCCTACAGCTCGAAGTCGAAGGGCACCGTGTACCAGACCACGCGCCCTATGATCGTGATCGTCTCGGTGTCCGGCACGGTGCTGTCGTACACCATGGGGTGAAAGGTCGGGTCCGTTGAGTCTGGGACCAGCTCCACGCCGTTCTCCAGCCGCCTCACGCGCTTCACCGTCGCGTCGTAACCGTTGACGCACACCGCGTACACCATGCCGCTCACGACCTCGCGCATGTCTGGGTCGACGAGCGCGAGGGAGCCGTTCGGAAGCACGCGGTTCATCGACTCGCCGTCCACCTCGAGGAAGAAGGCGTGCGGGTGGAGCTTCACGAGGTGCTGCGGGCACGGGAAGCCGTAGTCGCCCTCCTCCATCTCCAGCGGGGTGCCGGCGGCGATGCGCCCGTACACCCTGACCTCGCGGCTCGAGAAGTCGCCGTCGTCGCGCGTTGGCACGCACCTCGCGAAGAGCGTCGGCATCTGCACGCCGAAGAGCCGCGCGACTTCCTCCACGCGCTCGTAGTTCGGCAGCGTGCCCTTCGACTCCCACGCGGCCACTGCGCCGTTGGTCACAGTACTCTGCGTTGATACCACTGCT